TTACTGGGTAAGATCAAAATCAAGGTTACGAATCTGGTAGACGCCGTCTGTTACTTCAAACAAGCCACTGATATTGATTAGTTGGGACTGAAGCCACAGACCAGGGTTAACAGTGTCAGGAGATTTTTCTCCTTCTTTTATGAAAGCGTACTGCTGTGGATTCCAGATGACATTCCCTTGCTCTCCCTTAATCACCTCTTCAGGTAAACCAGCGATAAAGCCTTTATGGGCATTCGTGAAATCGGTGTTATCAGAGAAAGGAAGTTGGTTATAAAGCGCATCGTTAGCTTGCTTGGTTGAAGCAGTGGCACCTTTTGGGGCTTCCTGTGCAAATAAAGGTGTCAGCGCAGTGGAAGAGAGTAGCCCCGCCAGCGCAAAACTTTTAACGATCAACTTAAGTCTCATTTGTACCCCTCATGTAAAAATGTTCTGTATCACTCAGTCTGATCGATTAATTATCTGTTAATTCAAACAATTAAAGTTATTCCTGGCCATTTTCGCTCTTTTAAATATAATCAAAACGTTACATTTCACTATTTATGGATACAAATAAATCGTATTTTACGTCTGCCAGTTACATCCTCTTTTAGTAAGTGGGGTAAACTCGCTTCCAGTTTCCGGGAGACACTATAATTCTCCCCCCTACTACAGGAATTGTGACTATAAGTTCGTCACTGTGGAGCAAAAAATCATCTCATCAGCCAAAAATGCAGCCTGGCCTGATAGCTTTTCCATTTTTCACCGTGAAGTATCTCCGCACTACACTGGATAGTAATTATTCATTATATGAGGCGATTAAGGATGGGGCAGGATTCGGACGACAGGCGCCGTACCTCCAGTGCTGGAAGGGTATGGCAGGATCATAAAGATATGGTCAGGCAAGCGCTACGTGTAAGTATTCCGTGGTTCACATTTGTGAATATCAGCTTTGCGCTTATCATTTTATTTCGCCACATACTCATCAGTGACTTTGACAAGTCGATCAGTGCACAGACTGGAATACTGCCTTTAATAGACGATATTATGGGCAGTATTATTGTTTTTTCGTTCCTGATACTCCTTTTCATTTACCGCCTTCCGACCAGATTTACTCCTCTTTGTCTGGTGATGCTGCTGATTCTCAGTCTGATGTGGAGCTATTGCAGCTACTGTTTTATTGTCTGGTGGCAGCTGCCTTTTGCCTGGCCTCTCAGTGTCATCCTTATGCTTACCGCGCTGGCTGCGCTTTATTATCATCTGCTAGCGTTGCTACTTTTCATCGTCCCGTTATGGCTGACCGCCCTACTGGCCAGTGTGCAGCTTAACCAGTATGTGAATATCCGGTTTTTATTAGTCTGGCTTACTCTTACCGCCATACTCATTTATGGTCGCTTTATCCTGCAGCGCTGGTTTGATGAAGCCTGGTTGCGTTACCAGGAAAACCGGATGCTTATCGCGCGTCTCGACGTTATGGCTCACCAGGATGCACTGACCGGGACCGCTAATCGACGTTCAATGGAAAGTTTTCTTGGGGATGCTCTCCGCCAGACGGAGCCGTTTGCACTGATCATGCTCGATGTGGACTATTTCAAAAACTATAACGACCATTATGGTCACCAGGCTGGCGATGCCTGTCTGGCAAAGGTGGCCTGTGTAGTGAAGAGGTCGATTCGTACTCCGGCAGACCTGGTGGCACGTTACGGGGGCGAGGAGTTTGTCGTTGTGCTGCCTTCTTCGTCGCTGAATGAAGCAGCACTGGTTGCTCAACGTATTCAGACAAACCTGCGTGAAACCGCACTGCCGCATGCAGCATCTGCGGTTAGCGAAACGGTCACCGTCAGCATGGGCATCACCCTTTCCACAGCCGGTGACACTGTTACCGGCATTATTGCCAGAGCGGACGAGGCCCTTTATCGGGCTAAACAACAGGGACGTAATCGTTGGGTAAAGTAAAACCAGTTGCCCGGTGTTTGATACAGATGATCACCTTGCCATACTCAGATAATTAAAACTGAATATTTGGAAGCAAAAAAGACAGTCGGACTCACGGAACCTTTGCGCTGGTACAGCCTGAATATCAGATAAAATTATGTCCAGCCGCAGACAACCAGTTGACAGTGGAATATTCCTGGTGTTGTGAACAAGGCGACATTCACAACACGACTGTGCTCACGGAATTCAAATGCCGAACGGGTGATTACGATATTCACTACCTCTGCAAAGTTATATTATTCGATTTTCATGCAGATTTCGCCTCCCGGTAATGTCCCGGATAAAATGCCAGTACCCTTTGCATCGTCACGCTGTTCCGGCACTCCGTACAGATAACGTTTCTGGTCCGGTCGTAGGAACTCACGACACCTTCCGGCGTTTTCAGAAAGCGGGTAATCCTGGCATCTTCACGTTTCTGCTTCCAAAGCAGGAAAGCCTGTTCCGAAGGAAAAATACCGCTTCTCCCGGCCTGATACAGATCCCCACAACTTTCCGCATTTTCCAGGTAGTGGCGGGCTGTAAAAATGGTTAACCTTGTTATCTTCCGCAGCTCTCCAAACGTCATCCGACCGTGTGTTCGTACCAGTTCCGTCAGGCGCTTCTGTATTTCAGCTTTCTGCGCCGGTGTGTAATTTCTGCTCATAAGTCCCCCCTGTTAAAGCCTTCCCGCCGCCTTACGCCGTCTAAATTCTTCCATCATCAGTTGTGCCGGGGTTGGCCCTGCCAGATGACGCGGCTCTGCCAGTTGACGGCGTACCGGCGGTAGCCACAACGGAAATCCGAAAAGTTCCGGCGCTGTGTGACTGTGACACCATGAGTTTTGTCAGCGCCATCATTCAGTGTTCCCAGCTTGGGCTGGAACCCGGCGGCGCGCTCGGTCATGCCTATCTGCTGCCGTTCGGAAACAAAAACGAAAAGTCAGGCAAAAAAACGTTCAGTTAATTATTGGCTACCGGGGAATGATCGACCTTGCCCGCCGTTCCGGACAGATTGCCAGCCTTTCCGCGCGCGTTGTCCGTGAAGGTGACGATTTCAGCTTCGAGTTTGGTCTGGAAGAGAAGCTGGTACACTGTCCGGGTGAGAACGAAGATGCACAGGTTACTCATGTCTATGCCGTTGCCCGCCTTAATCGATCGCTGCCGACTGGTAAGCCGGACTGATTTCATGAGCAGTGCCGGAATCAGGAAAATAGCCCGACCGGGAATATTCATCCGGATGGATTGACAAAGACATTTGTAAAAGCAAGAAAAGCCTCCGGCGTTAACTTCAGCAATAATCCACCGACATTTCACGAGATCCGAAGTCTGGCCGGGCGGTTGTACAAAAACGAGCACGGCGAGGTGTTCGCCCAAAAACTACTGGGCCACCCCTCAGAGAACACCACGAAACGCTATCTCGATGAGCGTGATGATAAAGCTTATATGATGCTCTAATACTCCAATTTTCGTTGTGAAATAAATGTTAAATTTAATTTGATTGTGATATAACCAAAAAGACCGGAATACAGAAATTCGAGGAAATTTCGAGGAATTTCGAGGGGAAACACATAACCCATTGATTTATAATCGAAATAAAAATAGATCGAATACGATTCCTGTTTACGGCAACAATTGATTTTTCTCTTTAAATTCATAACATTACATATTAACTAAGTGATTTTAACGATTAGAATACGTTATTTTTGATTCTAATAGATTCAATTAGTTATCACTTTTTATGTTTTAATTCGGACATATTTCGAACCATTTTGCGTATAAATCCTCCGACCAAACAAACTCACTGCCCATATATCACTCGACCTCTTCCACTGGGGGACTCCCGATGCCAAATACCCACGTAGACGAAGGCTTAATAGTGATGCCAACAAAAGCGATCGCGAAAAGTTGAACAGGTGGCTAGTTTCAGATTAAACACATTGGTTAGTCATCCTGAACAAGTAAAATCCGCCGCAACTGGCAACCATTCAATACTCGCACTATCGAACGATCGCCAGCTTGCCGCAGCTCGTTCTTGCATACGATGTGGCTGCGGCACCGATCATACCGGGCAGTCGTCAAACCTCCGGGATCGCGCATCGTCAACGATGCAGGTGATCGTGAACAAGATATAGTTTTCCACAGTTCGTACAGGATAGGCTTCCTTATTGCTGCCTTCGCAGTGACAGTAACTGTCCCTGTGTTTTCACATCCTAACCTACCATGTCCCCGATAAGTTAAGTATATGAGCGTATAGGAGCTTTTCGACCATGGGCACAACCTCTAAATCTGAAGGGAGTTCATCAATAGATACAATAATGAACGTTTATTTAAAGATCTTTGTAGTCAGTCCCTGTTAGGTTGTCGTGACATAAGAATATCGCTTAATTTTGAATATAGGGAAATATAATTGATTATAAATGTTGGACATGTAGCTACAGAAAAATTCGACACAACTGGAGTGAGCGCCTGTAACAACCAACAGAGTACTTCAGTTGATTTATCCTCCTGTATTATTAATGCTGCTTCAGAATGTACCGTTTTTGTCAGAACAATAATAAAGAAATCGGACAGTTATGATGCTATGCAAATTGACAGGCTTAAAATTGATACGCAGGAAAAATACGACGCTCTTAATTTACAAAGAGAACATCACAAGAAATTTCTGCAAGCTATAAAAGCAAACTCTTTTGACAGAGCTATGGCTGAAAGACCAGAAAACCCAATATCTCTGAGTCTAATATATTCTTCCATTGATTCAATAAAATATAACACAGGGAACTGTGCTGATATGTCGCTAATTTTAGGTGCGATTATTGCAAAATATATACCACAAAGACTAACCGGAATAGGATTTTCGAAAAATAGTGTATTTGATGCCAGAATAAGCACATCCCTTATGTATAATAGCGCGTCAGGAGGGAATCATGTGGTCGTTTTTTTGACTTTTACTGATTCAAAAGGAATATCGGAATATATACTTGACCCTTGGCTAGATGCGCGCATTTTCAAAAAGGAAGAGTCATATGAAATTTATAAAAACAATAGCAGTGAATATATTAATGAAAATCATTGCTTCGAAGCATACGATAAATACACTGCTATAATGAATAGCGCAGAATATATAGACGCCATAACAAAGACAATAAATCTTTTATATAGAGTTAATCTTGATGAAATTCAATTAACCAATCCATTTAAGTTTATATAATTAACTCTTATGGATGATTAAAGGAGTGTTATTTTCCCATGAATGGCATCAAAGGCATGTTACTCGCCGGAAATTTTCTGTACAACGTCGAAACGCCAACATCATAAATAATCGCTACCTGCTGTTACGGTACTCCGGCCCTAATGAGGCGCCCGGCTGCTCCCATTGTTCCTGTGATTATTATTTAATAACGATTACGAAAGCAAAAACTCAACTAACTGAATTAAATAGAATTAAACAAAAGTGACATATAAAAATGTACTTAATTATGTACTTTTGAAATCGTCAGCATACGATCTGCTGATCAACATACGACGTTACATCACAATAGTGAACTGTACGACCTATAAACACGATTACAGTCAGTTCTGACTAAACAGCAGGCAGCCTACCAAGGCACGCTCTTGCAAACAACGTGACTGCGGTAATCCATCACATCAGAAATGTGAAAAATCAGGGTGAAAATTTAATTGAAGCTGTCACTTAACCCGAAGCAGGTCTTCATAGCGGATGGTATATCGTGGCGAGAGGATCTCCCGTTTAATATACCACTATTATTGGATTCCCTGCCCAGTAAAGGTTACAGGCGCAATGGAGAGAAGACAATCTCATCTGTAGTCTACTGATCAAACATTAGGGTAAGAGTAATGAAAAAAGTATATTTTATGTTTTTTATCTTGTTGTCACTTTCAAGTATTTATTCCGCGATGGCAAAACCCTGGCAGGAGATTAAAGAAAGCAAAGAGTTACGTGTGGGGGTGCCTGGTGACTATGCTCCCCTCGCATTTCACAACAGACAAAATAAATTAATCGGTTTTGATATTGATATGGCATATTCACTGGGCAAAGCTCTGCACCTGAATATCCTGTTTGTACCTAGCAGTTGGTCTACGCTGTCAGCTGACCTGGCTGCAGACAAATTTGATATTGCAATGGGAGGGGTTACAGAAACTCCCGGCAGAAGAAAACAGTTCGCACTTTCTTCTCCGGTACTTAAAAATGGGAAAATAGCGCTGACGCAATGTAACAGGATTAATGACTTCAAATCTCTTGGAGATATTGACCGTAAGGGCGTGCGGATTGTTGTTAATCCAGGTGGTACAAATCAGGACTATGTTGACAAGCATATCAGGTATGCAGATGTTATTCACGAAAGAGATAATGATGCCACTCTGCAGAGGATTCGTGAACGCAGCGCTGATGTCATGTTTACCGACTTGCTCGAAGGTACTTATTACCAGAACAAAGAGCCAGGTGTCTTCTGCGTATCAACCAAGAGTATCCTCCCCGACACTGCCAACAATAAAGTCTATATGATGGCGAAGTATAATCAGTATCTTCTTGACGCTGTAAATAGCTGGTTATCTGATGAAAACAGAATCATACTTGCCAGAAAGTGGCAGATAAATCCAGAGTAGCTGCCACAAAGTTTTGACAAGCACCATTGCCGACTGACGAACAGAACTGGCGCGGGGTGAAAGCAGTGACGACGATAAAGCCAGCCAGGCTAAATGGATGGCTTATATCAGGAAGCTTAAAACGCTGGATTTAACAGGCGTTTCAGATGAGGCCACCTTCACAGTAATCAGATGGTCTGCATTACCACAGTAATACTACTAACTTGCAGTTTTTTAGGCGTTAATTTGGTTCTGGTATCTACACGAGTTCATTCAGATACAAGTAAATTTTCTGTAGAGAATGAAAGTTACCATACTTATTATTCCATTTTAAAAGTAAATACTTGCTTAACAATCAGTAGACAGACAAGAAAAATTTTCGCCTCTGCTTTATCCTGGTAAAAGGATTGCGGTAAAAATTAAGAAGGAAGCATAACTCTCAACTATGTGGATAATATTATGAATAAATTTAACAGTGTATTGTTAGCGCTGGTTTTTGCTATATCAGCCATAACATTTTCTTCATCTGCAATGGCCACTGAAAGCGGTAACAAAGGATTCCCGGGCATTTCGTTTCCGTGGTGTAAAATCTGGCCGGCAGGTATATCAATCCCAGAACTACCAGAGGGTAAAATATGCTGGTAAACGAAACAACCTTTTATTAACCTGGGTGATTAATTACCGTGTAAACAAGTAATTTGTGATATATGGATAATTAAAGTACCACAGTAACGACTACAGACTGGCTGGTTTATCCGGCCAGGAGGGGGCAGATATATCCACCCTGTTTACCATTACGCTGTAGAGTTCCCATGCCTCCAGCCGTTTAATCTCGTCATCTGTGGCAAATCATTCACAGTATTTACGTTCTTTCCCATACATTCCCCTGCCAAACCACCTGACCGCCAGATACATCACAATCCGTTTCCACTTCGGCACGCCAGGCACGGTCATTCCATCAAGGAATATCAAATCGGCTTCTTTTTTCGTGCGCGGCGCATTGTCGTAAAGGTAGTCGTGGATTATTGCCGCTTTAGCGTATTTGCCGTCTGGCGGCATGACTGACCAGAAGATGCGTGGAACGGTGGCGAGATCAGTTACAAATCCGGCTGGTACGCTGATTACGTCGCTGTTGTCGTCGCTGAGGTAAAATTCAAAAGGTTCATGTACACGCCAAAGGTAGTGGCCAGGCATTTCAAGAATGGCCGGGGTTGTGAAGCAGCTCATAATACATTCCTTAACGGTTTTCCGGCCAGCCAACCACGTAATCCAGTACAGCCTGTGCGTTGGTGAGACTGTTCACTTCGTCCTTCATCTGCCGCTGGCGTTCGTGTATTTTAAAACCCACCAGTACCATGTTTTGTTGCATAGCGGCTTCGAGTTTAATCAGTTCGTCTGCGCTCATTGGCACATCGATGTTATCTGCATCCGTCCAGAAGAATCCTGGCGGTAGCGCTCCCTGTTTTGCCACCGCCGTTACTGGCGACAGTCGGTCCTGCGACGCTTTACCGCAGCCCCAGTGGTGATCATTCAGTGTGAACGGGTAGTTACCGTTTTCCTGCGCATTACGCCACGCATTAATCTCAGCGTATTTCTGACCGAGTACGGTCGCAAGGTCAGCCACCCACTGACCGTTTTCAAATTTATCTATTGGTGATGTGGGGGCCTGTGTGGTAGTGTTCTCCGGTAACGGGCCGGGTTTTGAAATATAAATCGGGTTGCCGGTTTGCGTGTCGCACACTGTTTCGCCGCGATGGTCTTCGTTCAGACTCCACGTTTCGGTTTCAGAGTCAAATACAGCAATATGACTGGCCGGAATATCAGGAGGGGCAATATCGGTACAGTTTGACGGTAATCTGGTATGTGGCGCTACCGTCGGCAATATCCAGTCCGGCAGTGCCTGTCACCATTACCGAAACATTACTGCCTTCACCGGCACTCCAGACCTGCGCGACGATACGGTAATGCTCCTGGATATTTTGTGTCTGCGGTAACAGTGAACAGTCCAGATACAACGAACTCAGTTCCGGATCATCCCCGGTACCGGCGATAATCCCTGTGTTCTGGTCGTTAACACTGGCTGTGATGGCCTTCTCCCTGAAATACCGCTCCATAGCATTTAGCAACTCATCCGGTTTACGGTTACCGATGAATGAGGTTGATATCTGTTCGCTCATCCCTGGCTGCTGCCCGGTCTGGCTATCCCCGGCGCAGCTTCTGCTGTTAAATCAGATGAAACAGAACGCACCGACGGTGCTGGCCCCTCTGCCGGAGAAAACGGGATAGACCGCTATGACGTGTTACTAAAACGACGGGATTTAGCGGCCAACACATACAAAATTCGCGGCAATCAGTTAGCGACCGTGCGCGAAAAAATGGGGAAATGATATTGGCAGAGGTGACCACGCGGCATATTGCTGAGTATCCGGAGTCATGGATCGCGGAAGGTAAAAACACGATGGCGGGGGCGATGAGGTCTGTACTATCTGACATTTTTCGTGAGGCAATTGTGGAAGGAAGAATAACAACGAATCCGGTGGAAGCAACCCGGTTACCAGAGATTAAGGCGGCCAGGGAACGCTTGCAACTGGAAACGTATAACGCCACACGAGCGGCAGCAGAGCATATGCCTGCATGGTTCCCTCTCACGATGGATTTAGCGCTCGTTACTGGTCAACGTAGGGAGGATATCGTAAATATGAAATTTAGTGATGATTTTGACAACCGCTTATACGTAACTCAGATTAAAACCGGAATGAAAATAGCCATTCCCCTCTCCCTGACACTTCAGGCAACGGGGTTACGTCTGGGAACGGTAATCGATCGCTGCCGGCTGGTAAGCCGAACTGATTTCATGATCAGTGCAGGAATCAGGAAAAATAGCCCAACCGGGAATATTCACCCGGATGGGCTGACAAAGAAATTTGTAAAAGCCAGAAAAATTTCAGGCGCTAAATTTAGTGATAACCCACCGACATTTCACGAGATCCGTAGCCTGGCTGGTCGGCTGTACAAAGACGAACGCGGCGAGGAGTTCGCTCAAAAACTACTGGGCCACACCTCAGAGAACACCACGAAACTCTATCTCGATGAACGCGATAATAAAGCTTACGTGATGCTCTGATTTTGTTGTAAAAGAAATGTTAAACTGGATTTGGATGTGATATAAACAAAAAGACCGGAATACAGAAATTCGAGGAAATTTCGAGGAATTTCGAGGGGATACACATAACCCATTGATTTATAATCGAAATAAAAAGAGACCGAATACGATTCCTGTTCTCGCCAAAAATAAAAATTCCACTTTAAATTCATAGAGTTAAACAAAAAAACCACTATTTTATCGTCTGAAATACGTTCCGTTGCGTTCTAATAGATTCAATTAGTTATCACTTTTTCCGTTTTAATTCGGGCAGATTTCGGGCAAGTTTTCCTCTTATTGTTAGCTCTCCTGGCCGCATGAGTAATAACATTTTTTTAACGAATAACGATTTCTTTCTTAACCAACTATGGGATTTTTACAAGTTCACCAGATGCCGCAAACAGCCATTTTATTTATCTTATGCCCTTAATTTTCTCGTAACTCCCCGACCAAACCGCCGTCACGTACAGCCAGGTAGTAACGACAGTTATGATTAAAAAAGTCTACCAAACACCACCTAACATTAAAATACACCACATAGAGATCAACAGGTTAGGTTACATTCCCGAATGACTTGCAAGAAGGATCACCCTCTTGTTAAGAAACACAATGTAATACATTGAATAATTTTATGACAAATATAATGTTTACCATCAGTAATCCTAACATTAAATTCAGTATAGCTTAATTTTATCATGTTTACTGTGCCCAAATTTCTTTCAGATATTTTTTAACACTTATAATGGAATAATAAAGTGAAACAGAGACAACACAGCTTAATAATTATCATCAGTTTAATGATAGTCTCATATACTGTTAATAAAGTGATTTTCGGGAGAGACTCATCCATTCCATTTCTTTCTACTTTATCTTTTTTATTGATTTCTTTTTATTTACTGAAGTGTAAAAACTTGACGCTTCGTACTATTGGTTGCATTCTCATATTTTTACTTTCATCGGAAATTTCATATTTTATCATTTTCCATGAACAGATATCTTTTGATGTTATCAGTTCCGTTGTGGAAACAAACCTTATCGAAGCGAAAGGAATGTTTTTAAGTGATGGTATTAAAATTTTTGGAATAGCAATTCTATTAACCTTAGCGATTAGTTATGGAATAACTAAAATTTATAAAAGTCAGAATAACTTCAAGTGGATTCCAAAACTAGCTATTTATCTTTATTTATTAATATCCCTCATGATCGCAAATGATGTGTGGCCACAAATAAACGATATCAAAATGAGCATGAATGAATCGCGCTCAACAATAGGCAAACTTATTAAAAGCTATTTCCCCGCTGTTATAGGTGACGTGGCGTATTTCGCCAGTACAATGCTATTAAATGACCGTTACTCGAACACATCAATAATACCAGACTTCAACGAGTCTATAACAGGTAAAGCAGAAAGCGGTAATAATACTATTGTTATTGTAATGGGAGAATCTTCGCTATTTTCAAGGTATAGCATTTACGGGTATCCTAAGCTGACAAGTCCGGATTTACAAAAAATATTCACACAACCCAAATCATGCATTGTCAGAAACGTTCATTCAAGTGCTCCTGAAACAAGGGATTCTCTTGCAATGACATTCTCATTCAGTACGCCAGAAAGTGATACCAACCTCTTCAAGAATAAATCCATTATAGAAATGGCAAAAGCTAACGGATATAAAACCTGGTGGATTGGTTCTCAGGAACTTGAGGGATTATTCAGTTCAAAATATGGATTTATTGCAAGGAAAAGCGACGTTGTCAGACTGACGAATGGACACGATGAACATCTGGTCTCAATGCTGACTGACGCACTGGAAGATACGTCTGCCCCCAAAAAATTTATAATAGTTCACCTGCTCGGCAACCATAAGCCTTACCATAACTACGATGCAGAAGATAAGAAAGCATTACCCGGAGCTGAAGAATACGATTTAACTATTCATAAAACAGACAGAGTTGTTTCTTCATTGTTCAACGATGTAGCAAAACACAGTAAAAACTATATATTCCTGTATACCTCAGACCACGGAGAAGTAGTCAATAAAGGTCATGGGCTTATGAAAGGTAAGGATCAATGGTACATACCTTTTCTGTATAAATCTACCAATGACAAATTCGATTGTTCGTTCATTGAACAATTCAGAAACAAGGATGGATGGCTGAGTGGCCTTATGAATAAGTATATCCTTTCACGTCTTATTGGTTATACGCTCGATAAAAACATTGTTAATAACGAAATGAATAACGACAGAGTAAAGGCGGCAAATGAAAAACCCGTTTTATTTAAAGATACAGAATAAAAAATAGCTATCTTAGGCTTTAAAAGCCCTGCGTAATATACATGCAGGGCTTTTTTTAATTAAAATATTTATTTGTGAAGACATAATATTCTCATCCTGTGAGAAAAAGTGCGAATCGTTCGCTTTCCCTTGCACTTGAACAAGTCAAACCACTTGTTTTTACCGAGATAGTTTAACTTTATCATGTCAGGCCTGTAATAATAGCACATCAGAAATATACCCTGATCATCATCCACAATATTCTCTCTCAACACCTTCTTTTGGCAACACCACACCAGTCGGTAAAATTCTTGCCACTTTTCCAGCGTTCCGACCAGAACACCACCGATGATATACACATGGTTACCTGACATACAGTTGAATACTGACTCCAGTGTTTCAAGTTTAAGCCCTCTTCTGATCGTAAAAAAATTCATTTTTTCCTTATTGAAGGGCCAGGACCACTTTTTTATTCCATTAGTGGTATCAGAATCTCTACAATATCCAAAATCAATCCAGGCAGCCATCTCGTCTTTGATCAACCCCTGCCTGATAGCCTGATTTACAAAGTATGTTTTCAGATTGCAGAGTAAAACGTAATCAGCCGACAGATACTCTGGATTCCCCCGCTGCTCTACGGGAGTTCTGAACTTAAACGCTACATCTGACTGTATAGAAGCGATCCGGCTCCTGATATGACGAAATTTTTTATTGAAATTTAATGTAACAATAGTTGTGGGTTTTCCTCTCCGGATTTCCTCAATTCTGGATTTGAGGTCAGGTGAAGTGAAAATAACCATATCATTTTCAAGTTGAGCAAGATTGGAAAACCAGTCCATATATTCATCAGTAGTTCGCTCAATGCGTGGAGCAAACCCATTTTGCGATGTCCAGTGACTCCTGCCTATATCAAAATAAGCAGTAACAATTGTTATAGTGGTCATACCTCTTTAAAAAACCTGTAGATTTCAATGAATATGGAATACTAACATGCAAAATGATTTATATAAATTATTTATAACAATGATAAGAATATTTTAAGTGTGAATATGAGCACAACAGTGTACCGGACATCCACCCCGCGCAAAACTCATCATGATGGTATTTCCGGCCAGATGGGGCTTGAGGTATCAACACGATTTACCAGTACCCTGTATTTTTTCCACTCGGCGAGCTGGCTTTTCTCTTCATCTGTTGCGAGTCCAAGATCAACCGCATCCTGAAGCGGCGCGATTTTCCCCGATGCCATTTGCAAAAGACGGCTTTTGGTCCCTTCAGCTTCACGAAGTCTGGCCGCTGTTTCCGCAGCTTCATCCTTCACCCATGCCTTACCATCCCATTTCTGGTATTCACCGTCTGGTGAAACTGATGTGACATTTTCGGGCAACGGACCAGGCTCGGAGATATAAACCTGATTGCCGGTTGTTGTGTCGTAAACCGTCTCGCCGCGGTGATCCTCCTGCAGACTCCATGTCTGGGTTTCAGCGTCAAATACAGCAATATGACTGGAGGGAATATCAGGAGGGGCGATATCAGTACAGTTTGCCGGTAATCCAGTGTGCGGCGGGATATATGCATCACCTGTGCCAATAAATTCGTTTGTATCTGAACGAAGATTAAAAATTTTAATTGTCTGCGGGGTGTCGCTCATTTTAAACGTCATTTTTTACTCCGGATAAATATTCTGTATTCAGGTAATGGCTGTGGGGATAAGTACCGGGGGAAACAGTATGGCTATGCGCACCAATATAAATATCATCAACCTGATGACGGGGACTGATGCAGGTGTTACCTGATTTTTTGCAATACGTTCTGTATTCACCAAAACCGATATATTCCGTTCTGGCGTTCGGACAAAGCGCCTTTGACGGACAGTATGCCGTTGTGCTGAATACAGCATCCTGGCGGGCGCTGGCGTATTGCCAGTTAATTTCCGAGGCGCAGTTAATAAAACCATCCCACGCCAGCTTCATTTGCCGGGCGACACTGTCCGGAGATACCTGACCACACCCGGCCCCCATCGCAGGGAATACCACTGATTTAATTTTCCTGCCTTCCCCGGCGCTTTTATTGTGCTGAAATATCGCTAATAACGCTGCACGTGTTGCATTATAAACCGCGTCGGTGCCGTCGATTATCAGCGGAACGCGCATCGTCGGGGCATGAACCAGCCACGGATGCTGACTGTTACCCGTTTCTATAACAAAGGCGCTGCCGACGGGCTGTTCTCCCAGATATTCACGGATGATATGTTGCTGTACACGTTCCTGTAACTGCGGCCCCAAATATGCTGTTATCGCAGCATCCACGCCACCATCCATCAAACCGAAAGAGTTCGCCGCACTGACCATGCAGTCAAATTCCGGTATGGTTTCAAACGGTCCTGGGATAATTTCCACATTTTCGGTATTCTGAAAAGAATGTTCAAAAGCCCCGGCCATTGCCGGCACGGGTGCTGAAAGAATTAATTTAATCATGCCAGCCTCACTATGTAGTTAAATGCAATGTTTTTAACTGTGGTTTCCGCATTACCGTCTGCGTCCACAATAATGACGTGTCCGTGTGGACCGATATACATGGTGTGCTCGTGTCCTCCGATATAAACTGTATGCGCATGGTCGCCAGCGGCCTGTGTCCATGCACCACCTCCAGGCTGAAATGAGGTGTGATTGGAATCTCCCCAGTATGAGTTGATATAACCGCCGAACTGGTGAGTATGGTTGCCCGTGGTATTGGTCGATTTCGTGCCGTAATCAAAGGATGAGGTGGATTTTGTCCCTAAGTCAGTATCCTGCGCCCGCGCGGTGTGCGAGTGCGATTTGTTGCCGTCCATTTCTTGCGACAGTACAGCACGTCCACTGATGGGCTTACCCTTTATTGTCCAGCCTCGCATGTCAGGGATAATGCCGGACGGATACGCTATAGCCAGTAACGGGTAAGCAGATTTATCGAAGGACTGCCCCTGCATCAGAGCGTAACCTGCCGGAGTAGCATCAGACGGCCATGCAATCGCCGCCCCTACTGGATGCGAATCTGGAGGTGGGTTTAGTGTGGTGTAGAGCATTGCCCATTCGGACCACTCAGCCTCGGCGGTATCTCGATGGCTGCGAATATATGCGGGCGCTGGCGCACCGTTTGTCCCGCTCCAGCCAATGAGAATTTCCCCATCACCGGTTCCGGTCAGACGCAAAATATTCCCGTATTGCGTTGGATAACCGTTATTGTAAACCTCGCCCATTATCAGGCCGCTATCACTGCCTCTTGTCGTACCAGTCAGTGCCGGAAGCGCGCCGCGTGATGCCAGTCTGTTCGCTGCAACAGCCGTACCGTTGGCAGGAAGCGCTCCGATATTTTGTACAAACAGCGGCTTTTCCGGAATATCGCTACCGTTCTGGTCTTTGGCGAGGTATTTAAGATCCGTCTGCTCCTGGCTGTAGACCTGAAGATTATCCCGTGCCGTTCCTTTATTCTGAAGGTCTGACAGATTGTTTTTCTGCCACAGAAACAGCTTCAGGGGATCTGCCAGCAGGTTTACCCATCCTGCGCTGTCGGCGCCTTCCGGATCGGTCAGGTTATCGTCAATGGTATTCAGCCAGACCGCTGTTGTTGAGACTCCGGCGAGAATGGCATCTTTTGCATATCCACCAATGGCCCCGGCGAAATCGGCATTATACGTGTACAAACCGCCAGCCTGGACGTACCGTATTGCTGCGGTAATATCGTGCATCAGACCGTTAAAATCCTTGCCGTGTGGCGGTATACCTCCCGCTGAAATAGGGGTCATGGTTACCGGAGGAAAACCCGAATCATACGCCGCGTTACCGCTCTCTTTGGTCTGCTGCGTCGCCTTGTCCGGGATATTATTTTTATCCCCGGTACTCGCAAAGGGTACTGCCAGTTGACGGGGTTTATCGTTAAGCTTCATTACTGGTCTCCTTTAAAACCACTGAGACATAAACACCCGGCGGGGACGGCAGTGCTCCCGATGACTGGATAATCGCCAGTTCTGCCGACGAGAGAGCAAACTCAAAGATGTAACTCATCCTCAGTCCACCATTATTCAGAACATAAGCCCGGCGTTTTTTTCCGAACATAAACCGCAGCATCCGGTTAATATCCGGCACAGAGCAGTCAGTAATATTCGACATGGCTTTCATCAGTATCAGCCGCCGGTATATCTCATCAGACAGGTCAACGGTCCGGGTAACCGATTTTCCGCTGTAAAACGGTGCCTGATTAAACGGACGCGGGTCATCCATTACCGGGTTGTCCATCCGGGCCTCGCTGAAGCCCAGGTAATTAAAATCGTCCTTTACCGTCAGCCGGCGACTGACGCCCACAATCTTTCCCCAGACATCAAGACCGTACTTTTCTGCGGTATCGATGTTCCAGATAAGGTCATAAAAATCATTGATAAAACTGTCGGGGGAAAGTGCTGCGTTAAAGCTGTTAATGAGGGCATTGAGTCGGGGGCTGGCGGCATACTGTGCAAGCACGGTTGCAGCCACATTCTGCACGTTACGCCTCCTGTAGTTTCACACCGATATTCGACACATCCAGAACCGGAATCTCATCTATCCCGAAAGTGACAGCAGTTGTCCATGACGAGCCGTCACGACTCACAGTAAGGCCCAGAATATCGATATTTTCCGGATCGGTTTTGTAAACGCCGGCATAGTAGCGCCCTGCGGAGACAACAGAGGCTACCCTTGCCCGCAGACCACCATCTGTACCGTTAAACGCGGACAACACAGATTGCTGTACCTGTTGGGTAATATCTGAGGGCAGATAGTCACTTTTTTTCAGCGTCACACTGACATGCAGACTGACAGGTTTGAGTGTCTGCCAGGTGATCACGTATTCAGGATACGGCGGATCGTACTCCTTATCCGCAACGGTGAACGTTGTGTCGCCGTTCATATCAATACCCGGCGGAGCCTTACGCCAGATGGCCGCCGCGATATCTGCCGGACTGCCGCCGTACACGCCAACATAAAACGAACCGGGTGTTAACGGATACTGACTGACCCCGGCTTTTTGTTCCGTTTTTTTCGGATTATGGGTGACGTAAACATCCACCACGTTTTCTACCGTAGAGAGTATTTCACCCCGGATGGCTTCCAGAATATTACGGGCATTACGGGCAACTGAATTACGCCGACGATTTTCAAAGTCCGCGCGGGTTTCCTCGTCGCTGCCCGGTACACCTGCACTGGCGTTAGTGACACCTGACCAGCCGGGTATTGCCTTATAAATTTTATTCAGAGATCCCGCCGGACAGCCGACAGGCCCGGTGGACAAATTCAGGAATACCACATCAACCTTCCCTGATGCGCCGATTGTGGCGTCTGACAGACTGACGTACTTATAGCCGGCCTCATCCTGCGCCATACTGCCCGCCGGAATCAGCGTACCAACCAGCCCGGTACAGGTTGCCGTTACTGTCGTACCTGTAGCCCCGCGTCGTTCCAGGAAATAAATCTTTCCTATTGCGTCCTGAAATCGTCCACTGGAAAAGTCAGGGTTTACCTGGTTAACGATATACAGCAACTGATCGTTTTTATCCGCGATAATGGCACTTTCGCTTGATGCAAGCTGCCCCTGCGGACTGCTCAGACTGGTACTCATTGCGCCGCCCAGCGCACCAGAAAAATCGTTGAGCCTGCCGCTCAGAATATCCGCTTCATCCGGCACGTTCAGCCCGCTGTCCGTAATACGTACAGCGGGTACTGCGGTAGAAAAAGATTTATTTTCACTCATAGCAGTACCGTAAAAATGTCGTTATTGGTATCTGTAATACGCAGCACTCCCGTTACTGTCCGGGCTTTATCAACAGTGACCTGGCAAATTGCGGCGCTCACTGTCGGCAGTTTAAGTGCTTCCTGTTGCAGGGTGGCATTCACCAGTTGCGTGCCGGGCCAGTGTCCGAGGATGCGTGACCAGTAAGGTATGCCGGACGTTGAGTCGTACCAGCACTCCCCCAGAAAGGTACTGCACGCACACGCCACATCCTGTGCTACCGCATGGGGATTATCAGTAATGGCAAGATTTCCGGTATCATCCAGCAGGATGTCCCATGTCCCGGTGTCGAGAAGAAGCGATCGTGACTGCATATTTTCTCCTGTTTACTGCGGTCCCTGCGTGGTCGAACCGCCGGACTTAACACCACTGTGAACATGGTATCCAAAATCAATACCGCCAATCTGCGCGCCACCGGAAAGTTCAGACTGTCCGGTAACATTAAGCCCCTGGCTGACGGCAGCATCCCCGTTAAGCGCGATTTTTGGCGAGTTAACAGTGAAACTTTTCGAGGCGTTCACGATGCCTTCCGGCGCAGAAATCTCCACTTTCCAGGGGGAAATAACCCGTATCTGGTTGTCAGCAAATTCCACGAACTGTACGGGCGCACCGTTAAGCACACCGCCAAACCAGATGGCATCGGCGTAGTTATGAGTGCGTTTTGATCCCGGCATCGCGGCCTGACGCGTGGCTTTTACCGCACTGATATCCCGGTCGCAGATGCCGAGGAAACCAATATCGCCCACATGTGGCGGCATAATCACCGCATTGCTGCCCCCCTGTAGCCGCCATACGGGAAGGTTATAAATCACCTCATGCTCAACCGGGGAACCGTCTGCTGCAACGCCCATTACCATCGGTCGGACATCAATAAACTCCCCCTCCACCGCCACTACCTGCCCCAGAGTGATAAATACGTGTTTCCCGAGAAACTGCCGCAGCATAAAGTCCTGCGCATTGATTTCACTGTTTACGTCCGTCGGATTACTGAGTGGTTGTGCCATTATCGTTAAGCCTTGTCATGGTACAGTTGGAGCTCCACGGACCGCCCACGGTTCGCGAGGTAATGGTGTGTATCACTCCGGTTAACTGGTAATCGCCTGTCACGTTAGGTAGTGACGATTCCAGATGGACCCGCCGACCGATGAAAAGATCGGGGCAGAATGTCGTGGTGGCGCTGAGGCCGGTCATGGTATAGACCGGATATCCGATAAGCCCGTGGTCCGGCGAAATATGCACAGCCGGAATATCCAGGGCTTTGTCCTTCGGCCAGATGGTGACTTTCTCCGCGTCCCCCAGGTCGATGTTAATATCGGCGGCTGAAGCGGCATCCAGCATTTGTTGTACTAGGTTTCCGGAAAAGTGTGGATTCGACAGGCTGCGACTGACGCCCTGATTTTCAAATTTCAGCCCGGCAGATGACGCCAGCGCACGGATGATATCTGCAACCGGCACATCACCTTTCGCGCTGAAATCGGCCGCTGTCTGATTACGCAGGTTGAAACTAACCTGCCCGGTCAGAATAAGGGGTATATCCGGCGCCTGGTTGTAGTCCGCATACGCATCGGTAATATCTCCCTCGAAAATAAGCCGACCACCAGCCCGTACCCGCATTTCATTGGCCGTACTTTGAGCGGGTCGCCACACGCCCCGATAACTCAGGTCGGCCATATGCGCCGGAGACAGCCCCCAGATATACAGGGTTATCTGCGTTCCGGCAGTTCCGCCATATACCGTGACAGTGGCAAAACATTTAGCTCCTGAAACAGTCAGAATATTGCCCTTACCATTGTCGAACGTCCGCCCGTCTGACAGGGTGAACTCCACGGTAATGTCACGCTGTACATAGCTCATGTCAGATCCTCAGGCGACAGCCAGTAGAGCCGGTACCGTGAACCAAGCCCCCGCCAGTCGGGATCGTGGTTCCCCTCCGTGTCGGAAAAAAACAGATCGCCCTGAAACGGCAGGTATCCGTACCGGACAATCCGGTTATTGTTCAGGCACAACACGCCATACAGGCACGGTTCACCGTTAACGGTAATATCGATATACATCCCCGTAGTACGCTGATTCAGGCGAATGGTGCAGACCTGAGCACCCAGTGTCACCGTAAACTGCTGGGCTTTGACGGGAGATAAAACAATTTCCAGCATCAGGTGATCCCCCTGTTCGTGACGCTCCGTCTGTCAGCGTCTGACGGTTGTGTCACCGACGCCGTAACTGGCTGAGTTTTAACCGATGCTGCCCCTTTTGCTTTATCGTTGTCCGTGGGAGACTGGTTATCCGTACTTCCCACTGACACCTCTCCAGTATTCATTACCGCCTGGAATACTGCGCTGACCGTCAGTAATGTCGGTCCATTATTACTTCGCGTTCGGTAGTCGTATTTCACCAGGTCGTAGGATGTCCATGTCTTGTCCGGCGTCTCAATATCGTAAAGTCCTGCTGTGGTACGCATCATTTCAAGCGTTTCCAGCACATTCGATCGCGAGGTGGTGGAAAAATTTGTCAGGTTCGGGACGGCCCCGGAAAACGCCGTCCCCCCCTCTACAGTGAAAGTCACATGCAGCTCCGGCGGTCGCTGGATTTTATTAAAGGTGGTATAGGCTCCCTGTTCGACGGGGGCGGTGGAAACAGAAGCCTCCGCTCCCACCTCAACGACAACAAAAGAATCCGGGGAGAAAGGCCTCCCGCCCTTCAGGTGAACACCAGCCGGATCATTCCATGCGTAATAAATACCGAATGACGGTGCCAGTACACTGTTAATGAGTCCCAGGACACCGCCGCCACGAACGGCACTCAGTACGTTACTTTCATTGAGCGAAAAGTTATTCAGGGAAAGATTATCGAAAGAGAAACTCATCCTGTTACCCCGCTGGAATAAACTGAAACAAGCGCCGAATTCCTGATACGCCTACGCGCATCATCGGTAATGCCCTTCACATTGTCCGAGGTTGTAGTGACATTCAGCGTCCCGATATGCGTGGTTTCCGTTACGGTGGACTGAGATACAGGCGCCGGATGACGCGACTGTACGGCCATTGCCGCCCCTGGATGGGGCAGATTCGCCAGAACGCGGGGAATATAGTTACGGGTCTCCTCCGGAGCAGCAGCCAGCCCCTTACGCTGAACATTTCCCTCACCCCAGTTGTATGCCGCCAAAGCCTTAGCCAGATCGCCATGAAAAAACCGCAGCAGGCCACCAAGTTTTCTCGCGGCGGCATCAGCGGATTTTGCAGGATCAAAGGCATCGTTTCCCCTCAGACCAAATTCCTTAGCCGTCTGCGGCATGAACTGAAACAGTCCCATCGCACCAGCGCGTGAGACGGCAAACTGATTACCACCGGATTCGGTGATCGCAACACTGCGCAGCAGTCCGGTCGGCAGGTTATATTTTGCCTCCAGTTGGGACAGTTTCGGTTGCAGCCAGCCTAACAGAGCCTCCCCGGCCTTCGTCGGACGCGGGCGGTTTTGCATGGCATTACCGAGTTTTTCCTGCGTCGCACGCATATCCTGTAGCCAGGATGCCCCGGAGGCTGCTCCCCTCCCGGTTGCCAGAGAAGCCTGAGTATCCAGCATTCCCTGCTGCCATACTGTAGGTGATTGTGCATGGGTGATGTTTCCAGGCTTTTCTCCGGCATCCAGTTTTGCCTGGTATTCCTCCATCTCTTTCTTATTGAAAAAGAAAGTCCCGTCTGAAGCCCAGAAAAAACCATGCGAATCCAGCCAGTCCTTATTCTTCCTGCCAACGATGGATGTCATTAACCCGTCAACAACCGGGTAAAGCGCCGTTATCGCAAAAAGAAGGCCGCCGGGACCGTTGAGGGCCTTAGTCAGCCCCAGTACCCATGACGCCACTTTCAGCCCGATCAGCGTAATAATGACATTCTGCCAGCCCCCCATTTCTCCGGCAGCCTTATTCACCCAGGAGGCCACTGACTCAACTTTATTCAGAAATGTGGTGATAAACTTGTTCACTTCCTCCGGATGTTGCTGCATCCAGTCACCGAGTTTCTCCAGCCATTTGCTGAATTCCGTGGCATACGGCATCAGTGCCGTACCTATAGTCAGACCAATTGTTGTCCATACCTGGTCCAGTTCTGCAAGGGCTTCCCGCAATTTGCGGGCTTTCCGGATTTTATCGTCGGAGACCTGCGAACGGGATGTAAAGTCATCCACATCCTGAAGAGCATGGCCTGAGCCAAGAAACTGCTGCCCGGCATAACTGAACCCCAGCGCATTACCGTAGGCTGTCTGTTCTGACTTTGTCAGTCGAGGAAAGGCAGACGCCAGCTTGCGCATGATGACTTCGGTACTGTCGGTATTTAAATCAACACTGACACCCGCACGGGCTGCAACCTGAAACAAATCCTGCAACACAGGATCAAAGGACTTTCCGGCTTTGAATGCGGCTTTTGCATCCGTAATCCGGGAAAACGCCCCGGTGATCTCGCCAGCGTCAGCGCCATTCGCCTGCCCTGCGCGTATCCAGCCGTCCAGATGTTTCGCTTTCATGCCAAAGGCATCGGAGGAAATTGACAGCCGGTTAAGATCACCGGCAAACCCCGTGACCAGGCTTTTAATTCCCCCCAGTGTCAGGGTGACGCCTGCCAGCGCCAGTATCTGAGTACGTATGCCGGAAAAAAACGTTGATGCCCGTTTACCTGCTGCCTCCATTCTCTTAGCGGTTTTTTCGGCCTTTTTGCCGGTATTCGCGATGGCATCACCGGTTCGCTTTCCCGCCTGTTCCATACTTGCGGCAGTTTTATCAGCGTCAGAGCCTGTTTTCTTCAGGGCCTTACCCGTGCGCTCACCGGCGGCTTCCGTCTCACGTGCAGCTTTATTCGCATCACTGCCTGTTTTCGCCAGGGCATTACTGGCCTGTTTTTGCCCCAGTTCGAAAACATCCGCCACCCGCTCCATTGCGGCAGTCAGTCGGTCCAGTGCAGCGTGCGCAGCCTGTTCCCCGGCGGTAAAGTCCTTACTTTCTATATCCAGTGCCAGAACCAGCTCATCAAGTACCGCTGCCATTCTGTGTCTCCTGCATCACACGTTCGTTATGGGCGTCCACCTGAATAATCTCAAGCAGATCCCATAAGTCCTGCACACCAAGTACGGAATCCAGTTCGACTTTTGAAGCCTTACCGGAGGAGATAACGGTCGCAATGGTGCGGGGAACGTTAACGTAATCCACCACCCCGAACGGTCTGTCGGGGCCGAGATAACGCGGGGGAATATCTAGCTGGCGGCGGGACTGAAAAAATCCACATGCAGTCTGAATACCTCCGCACGTAAATTAAGCCTGGTGGTGATTTCCTCTATATCATCTTCAATAAGAGGTCGCCGTATACCACGATTTTTCGAATCGGGAACAAACTGTATACATTCCATCATTTCATCCAGCAGTGGACGGGCTTCTTCCGGCGGGATTTTTGACAACGCTTTCAGCCCTTCCAGCGCCAGCGCAGCCATCCCCATACTGCGAACATCATCCGGTAACTCCACGCCGCCACGCCCCATCGCCATAATGGCACGCATCGCCCACCATTCCGCCTGCGAGGCAGACATTTCGGTAAGGTGAAATACCTTGCCGTTATCCCGCCCCTGACCATCAATAGTGATAAATTTCTCTTTACGGGCCATCAGTTAAAAACCTCCGGAGTGATAGTTTCCCACTCGATAACCGCCTGTCCTGGCTGCAATGTACGCGCCGCGTCAGGCAGCGCTTTCCATTGTTTGAGTACGCCATTTACGCAGGTATATTTACGGCCTATCGCCGGAAGCAGCACGACAGCATTACAACGGAAGACAGCCCTGCTGGTCCTGGATGTGGTTGACCAAGTATCAAAAATATCCCGGCTGGGTGAGTCCGGCATGATGTGAAACGTCTGGATAATGTTGCTGTACACAAATCCCGCAGACAGTTTACCGTCAATACCGCGGACGGTTTCCGCCAGTACCAGCGGATCGGTGCCATAAACGTTATCTGCTGCAAATCCCTGAAGTTGTACGCCGGAGGGATACAGGTTATTCACTGTCAGCGTGATAATGGCGTCCGCCGCAGTGATGGTGTTGTTATTACCTGACATTTACTGGACCTCCGTGGATGCAATAACAAGTTTCTGGATACTGCCGCCGTCACAGTACCAGAGCGTACAGGACGGGCTGCTACGTGTTGCCCGCAGAGAAGGCAGCATATCGCCGATATACAGGTAGTAGCCGGTGGCAAACAATGTTGAAGAAACATCCTCCCCCACAACATTGTTGATCTGCTTCTTCTGCGCCTCCGTCAGTGTCACCCCCTCACGGATACCGCCCCAGCGTTTGTACTGCTGGATAACGTCACTCATTGATGCCGCAACCAGCGCCCGCCCTTCATTGTTGTAGGGGATAGTCTGGTTTGACTTGAATAACGAGATCACAGATCCCTGCAAATTGGCATTCAGCCAGATTTGCCCGCAGAAGCTGTCCAGCCATTTAAAATCGCCGGTAATGGTGCCATCCGCCCAGTAATCTTCCACCACACTGTTTTCCGCATATTTCCCATAGAAGTTGTAACCTGCGGCTATCAGTGCATCGTAATCGCTGCCACTGGTAACATCAGCGGCCAGCCCTTCATACTCGCGGAACTTGAACGGCACGCGTCCCTCTGGTCGGACAAAATCAAGGCACGCCGCATACCCCAGTACCGCAGCCGCCCGGTTACCATCAGACGCGAAAACCGGTACAACAGCACTGTAGTTATTGACGGTGATTATCTGGTATGCGATATGACTGGTATCCCCTTTTACTTTGGCCTTACCACTGGTTGTCCATGCCACATAAAAGTAACGCTTGCCCTGCCCGTTTGCCCAGGCAGAAAACGCCAGGTGTTGCTCGTCAGTGACTTCAGATACTGTGGAAAATCCCGCCCATTGCTGGGAAGCGTCCTTAATGGCTGCCATCGTGTCAGGTACATCAGATACAGGCGCGCCCTGGGATATCACCGCGCCCGTATTACTGGTCATCTTCAGGGGTTCCGCAGCCGATCCACTGCCGAACGTTATCGTGGTGCTCTCCGGTTTCGCCCCGGCGGCAGTAATGACGAAAGCATTCTGTGTGGTATCGAATACCACTGTTGCCACCGCCGCGGTCAGCGCTGTCTGTAGTGCCGTTGCAGCAGCAGCGAAGCTAGTGACACCGTTAAAATTCACCTCAGCGCTGGCGCTTTTCCCGTTAATACTCAGCGTCAGCGTACCGGAAAGTTTTTGTAGCTGTTCAATAGTCACGCCCTTAAACGAACCACTACGTAACCAGGCCGCCGATGCGGCAAGATTGAAACGGGAAAACAACAATTGTCCCGGCGTTTTAGTGGCATTTTTGAAGCCCTGAAAATAAAGCTGCGCGCGTGCGTACTCATCGGATAATGCACCAAAATACGCGGACACATCATCCGGGGAGGAAAACGGAACCACACCGCCGACCGGGAGTAGTGGATTTCCGGTCAGCAACAGGCCATTAAGATCGACGGCATTACCCGCCACAGCCAGCACACCGGGATTTATCTGTACATCTTTACTGAGTGGGATTGGCATTATCAGCCTCCGTTGTCCGGGTGATCACGTTGTCAAAAAACATCAGGGGTGTTGTGACCACAGGGTTAATCTGCATCTGAATATCAAGCGTCCGGCGCGGTTCATACTGCTGCTGGCCGTTGACGAACGTGGTATTAAGGGGATCTGAGCAATACAGCGGGGAAATCAGCCCACCTGTCTGCCGGAAAAGCTGCACGGAAAATTCAGACCGGAAAAGCGTTGCCAGCGCCTGCGCGTTATCCGCCGCATGAGGCCCGTAGAAATCAAGCTGGCAACGCCATTTTGTGGTACGGGTGATATGCTGAGAGCCTTCACCGGCCTGTTCCGGCGCAGAGTATGTCACTACCGCAGTGGATAATCCGGTAACATCAATACCTGTCATGGTGATGAAGTCCCCCTGAGGCATAGGGATCCGGTTCTGCTGTGTTCGTTCAATCCCGGCATCAGAAAAAAGCCCCCGGAGATAATCACCGAGGGCCTGATAAAGATCGCTTTCCGTAACGGAGAGGGTCACACCTGAAGACATACAATAACCCTCGTCCAGTCCGGCCAGATTTCCGGTACCTCAACCACCAGCCACGTTTCATCTCCAATGACAAATTTATCGCCACCCTGTTGCCGGGTACGGTTAAGCCCGCACCAGTTACCGTCGGTATACAGTGTGGCGAAAACACCCTGCTGGTTCAGATTGTCGAGATGACGTAAATCCGCCTGGGTGACGGCCTGTTTTTGTACCCTGACGGGAACCGGATCATCATACTCAGGCACGCGGGAATAGTCCGCCTGCTGTGTACTCCCACGCGAGCGATAAACCAGCGCGTCCGTATAAGGATTTACCCGGCGCACCACGCCGGAAACAATACCGTGGAGGTTCATTTTTTGCCCCCGTCAACAGAATAATCGACACTGTTCATCATATGACCGGTTTCAATAAGCGGGTTGTTAAAGCCCTTTTGCCGGACAGTGGATGCGGCGTTGGGCGGCCTTTTCCAGTCTCGAATAAACATCTGCAACTGCCCTTTGATATGCTCCCCCATGTACACCAGCGCGGTCGCGGTATCAAAATCATTCGCCCGTAAAAGCGTCGCCATTTTTTCGCCCCATTCTGGGCTTTTATGCTCGATCATCTTACGGAAGAAAGGACGGGGTGGAATGGTGACCGTGTGCTCAGGAATAACCACATCCTGAGCAAAATTACCCTTACCGGCTTTGACAAAGCGGTGCCCGATTTCTCCCGTTTTTTCGTTATAGCGAAAGTGAAGCGTCTGCTCGCGAGCGGGTATAATCGCACTACCGCCAAACTCGTTAATGGCGGCGATATACGCCACCGGCGTACCGTCGGGGTAGGTTGCCCCTTCAAGAAAACCCACTTTGAGGCTTTTGCCCGATTTAAGGTTATCTGCGGCCTGTTTCAGCTTCTGCCGGAACTGTCTGCCGCCCGTAACTTTGTTTACCATCGACGCCCCCTCCCGTATCCCCGGTAATAATGCCCCGGATAACGCGAAGGTGAACCGCCCGGTACATACTCCATTGAACGGTACGGCGCCGTCGCCTGCCAGTAATCAGCGCCGTAAGGTGTCTGGAGATACCACCACGACGCATCGTTACTGCCGCTATTATCCACGGAGACGGAAACTGAACCCTGCGACGCACTGGTGATACGTCCCACCAGTCCGGCCTGTCCATCTTTCCCGCTCCCCAGTCCCCGTAACGAGCACAGATGCGCAACCAGCAGGAACAAAAGCTGTTCCCGCTCGTTCAGGTCGGTAACCGGACTGTCGTCCGTATTATCCAGGTATAACGTGGTCGCTTTACCAAACATGGCGGCTGCGGAAACCTGACCAACAGCGGAAAACTCCGGGTAAAGGGCCGAAAATGCCTGCCAGTCAAACGTTACCGTACCCATACCGTTTTACTCCTGAGGTTTGTCCATCACTTCATCATCGCGGTTAATGCCCGGAGCCGGATTTTTCTGCGGCAGCGGTTCAAGGCCGGATTTCACGGTTTTCTGCTCCGTAGCCTGCGCGGCAGCGCTGTTCGCCTTGTCCTGCGCAAAAATAACGCCGTTTTTCACATAAGGTTGCTGGCAGTGCTCCGCCAGCCAGGCTTCCCAGAACGCCTTTTCAACCTGCGTCAGGCCATAGCCCCCAACGATTTTAACGGCGTTATTCCGCCAGCCTGCTACCTGTACCTGTTTCGGTCCCACTTCCAGCATCAGACCGTTCGGCAATTTGCAGCCCACTGTTACCATTTCAGCCATGACTCACACCCCCAGCATTTGTGCATACGCCAGCGGCTGGCGAATAATCGCCCCCCAGGTACCGGCAGATTTTTTTTGTTTCCAGGCAGATGATTCAGTCACTACCGCATGGGCGCGCATTTTTTCAGTGAAAGAGCAATAGCCTGTATCCTGTTCCCCCAGACGCTCCGCGATAAGCTGTACCAGCTCGCCAGCGTCAGAGGTGTATTCCACCGCCGTTTCAATGGTCATCGCCGGGAAGTTTTTCGCCAGCAGATCGGACACGTTAACCTTGTACTGGTTAGTCTTGGTGAGGTTCACCTCCGCCAGCGGCGACATGCACAGCTTCATTTTGTCGGTACGCTCAATATGGCCGTTAGTCTGTTTCACCAGTTGTTTAAAGAGCTTCACGACATCGTCATACACGCCCTGTCCGTCCTTGTCGTCCCACTTGAGCTTACCGTCCACGGTATCCGGGGTTATCGGTGCGGATAACGACGGGTCATTCAGCAAACCGTAGTTCGCCAGTCCGGCAATACCATAGAAGTAGGACTTATTCTGGAACTTATTCAGCGTCAGTGCCGATGCCACGTTCAGCTCTGCCGCCCAGCCAATACGGGCTGCGCCGTACATATCCAGCTCTCGCTCGCCCCAGCGGGTAAACGTCTGGAAGTGATAGCTCTGGCGCGGTACCCAGTTGACGTTAGACGTCACAATACCGTTGTTGCTGTAATCCCCGTAGGAACTCACCTCCCCGGCAGATTCTGCAATCGGGAACTGTGCCGACAGTGTCGTCCAGTCACCTTTTTTGGTTTCGCCCAGAATCTGAGAGGCTTTCATCGGCGTCACCAGCACGCGGATCAGTTCTGGCTCAACGTAATTGGTGAAATATGCAGGGATACCACTGTTAGCCGCGGTAACCAGCGCAGGCTGCGCGTCCATCGCCAGTCCGTAATCGGCGGCGTATTCCGGGGGCAAATAAGCCTGCGCACCGGGAAGGATAATCCCGTAGTCGCGGCTTACCGTCGCATAATGCTGTTTAAATTTATTCATCATTTGCTCCAGGTGCTGATCTTAATAACTTCTTTCGCCGCCGCAGCGCTGGCAACGGAAAACCCGGTTTCTACAAAACCCGCCATCGTGGCGCCTGCCGCCCCTGTGGCTATCTCCCCGGTGGTCAGGGAGGCAAAAACTTTCTGCCCGACCGTCGCAGCGGTGGTGGTCAGCGCCCAGAAGTCCCCCGATACCATCAGGGTACATTCACGTCCCGGGTAAATAGTGTTCGAGTCGCCAGCCAGCCATTCCACAAC